CAAAAGGAGCGTATTTATTTTTATGAGCCAGATGATGATTTCTACGACCAAAAAGGATGGGGTTATTGGGCTGACGTGAGCTTTGGCTATGACTCCGAGAGTGATTGGGTGTCCATAAAATATTGCCCATTTTGCGGAGGTAAATTAGATGAAAAAGCGACAGGTAAGAAAGAAGCCTAGTAAACTAAAATTTGATGAGTTCCCGCTTGTCTTAGAACCGCCTGGCTTTGTTTATCAATGGTGTTGTCAGTGTGGAAGTAGGCACGCCTGGTATTTTGCGTTGACTGAAAAAGACAATCTTTGGATAGATTGTGGTCGTGATGAAATGGGCGAGAAGTTGAGAAAATTTTATGAAAAAAAAGAAAAAGAAGCCTAAAAACGGCTGGGTAACTCTAGAGTATCTAAAAAAGAAGAGGATTCAAGAGTGGGAAGATATCAACAAAAGGGCGGGTAAAAATGAGTAACGAAAAATATATCGTGTGTATAGACCTTGGTTATGGGCAATGGTCGCTTGATGTCTTTGATACAGAGGAAGAGGCAGTAGAATGCACACAGGCGACGTCGTATGGTTCTGATTTTAGGGTTTTCTTTGGTAAGGAATTAGCGGGTTCCTTCAAAGAAATCGCGGAGTAAAAAATGGACACAAGTAAAGAATACACGCCTAGATATTACTCGACTGGGCTTCGTGGAGGTGCGTGGGTTGACCTTTGGAACTCATCTAAGATTACCCAGAAATATATTGTAGAATTGGCTCGACTGGAAATGGATGCACGTATAAAAAGGGCGTGGGGTAGACTAAAGGCTTGACATGAGGAGTATACTGTCTAGTGAGAGTGTAGTTGACAAAAATTAAGGGAAGTCTAGATAGATAAATGAGGAATATTGAGTACCGAAGACGAGATAGCGGAAGTATTTAACGCTGAAATCAAAGAAAAAAGCAAACAAGTTTTGAACAAATTTGGTATTTTCCCCTTTATTGAGTCTTTACACCACGGGTACAGCGTAGAGCATTTACATAAACTAAATGAGGAAGACTTAAAATTACTCGATAAGATTAGTCAGCAAGAGGGGGCTGATGATAGATTATTGTCCAAAGTGTAAGACTGAGAAAATTGCGGTGTGTCCAGAGTGTGGGAAGCCTGTAGAGGTGTATTCAAGGGTAGTGGGCTACCTCCGGCCGATTAGCACCTGGAATGAGGGAAAAGTGCAAGAGTACAGGGAACGCACTGAGTTTTTAATATGATAGATGGAATAGTGCTTGGTTTACAGTTTAGGCTAGATGCCAAGTGGTTATTTGCGATATTTATTGTTTTGATACTATACGCTGTTTTTAAACAGCTTAGAAAAAGATAGTTTGGTACCCGTGTCAGCAAACGGGGGGTTGGAAAATTAGGCTCAGCAAAAGGGGATACCGCCTAATCGTATTTAATGTCTAAAAAAAGAAAGCCAATTTATACAACTGGCAACGACGAAACAAATAGCGATTTGTTTAAGGTTGGTACAATGCCATGGCTTACCGATTTAGTATTAGAGAAAAGCCTAGGGCGATTACGAGAATTGGGATTGGCAAAAACACCCAAAGAATGAATAAGTATAGGTAATTTTATCAACATGGCAGAAGAACAGACAAAAATTGACATAGAACCTCTAGAAATGGGGGTTCCCATCAAGTTGAGCCGTAAAATCCGAGGTAAGGGCACCTTAAAAGAGATATTATCCATATATATCAAGGATTTACTCCTTCGTGAAGAGAAAAACCACAAAAGCCTTGTAAATAAGCACATAAAGTGGAATCGGCAGTTTCGTGGCATTAAAAAGAAAAAGAATGTGCCCTATCCTGGTTGTTCCAACGTAGCAGTTCCTCTTACACGTACTTTTGTAGAGGCGGTTTTGTACCGCCTTATAGATGCCATTTTCTCACAGAAGAAAATCTGGATGGTGAAAACCCTCGACCCGAGTGTGGTGTCCCCTGAAGATGCGACAAAAATCGAGGACGCACTCGATTGGTGGCAGAAACATATCCTCAAGTTCCGCAAGACTATATTCTCGCCTTTGATGCAGGATGTGAAGATGGGTACGGGCGCTGCGATGTTCGAGTATTGCAGGGAGCAGAGGACGATTACCCGTTATGCTACCCCCGATGAAATAAAAGATAAAGCCACCAAGAAATATAGGGCTAGGAATAATGCCCTTGTCGTGAAGGTTCCCGTGACGACTTACGAGGGACCGAAGCTCAATCCGATAGATAGAGTGGATCTGTTTTCGTCATCTGAGGCAACGGATATAGAGAGTGCTAAGATTGCCGGATACATAGTGAGGATGCCGAGTCACGAGTTTGAACGCCGCGTAGCGAAAAAGATGTACCCCATTACCAAGGAAGAGGAAGAGGCTATTCTGCGTGGTGACGAACTCAGCGAAACCAAGGTAAAGAGAATAAAAGACGCAAATAAGGACTACGAAGAACAATACGATGATATAGATGTTCATGTCTGTTGGTTAAAGTATGATGTCGATAACGATAATGAGGTAGATGATATTAAGGTGAGTTTTCACCTACGGACGGGTACGGTGCTGAATGCATGGTACAATGACTCGTTTTACGGATACCGCCCGATTCAGACGTTTGTGTTCAAGCCGATAGAGTATTCACTCGATGGTGAAGGGATATGCGGTATTCTTGAGCAGTTGGCGGAACTGATGGACACGATGTTCAATCAGCGTGTAGACAGGCTCAATCAGATTAACGCAGTTTCCTACCTGCGGCGGGCAGGGTCGAAGGTACTAGAGGGGATAAAGTATGTGCGTCCCGCACAGATTATAGATGTAGACGAGATGGAAGACTTCCAGGAGTTGGCGTTTCACGACACCTACCCTGGTACAGAGCGTATGGAAGCCTCGATTATGCAGTTTGCTCAGTTTGCATCCGGTGTAAGTCAGTTATTGATGGGGCAGAACACAGCCGAGCGACCCGTTGCAAGGGACACCCTGGCATTGATTCAGGAAGTCTATAAGGGGATTAAACAGGGTATCGAGAACACACGTTATGACTTGAGTGAAACGGGGATGCGGGCAGTAGAGATGATGGCTCAGTATTCTCCGGTGTACTCGTACAAACTTCCTGTACAGGGGAAAAGCGGTAAAGAAGAATTTTCTACCCAGGCGGTAGATTTATCAAAGATGGGTTATCTCAGAGATTCCATATCGGTGGAACTCATGGCATCTTCTGAGGTTTTGAATACAGAGATACAGCGGGAAATCGACTTGACGCTGTATCAGATGCTTTCGGATTACTTTACGAAGGTTGCGGGCATGTTACAAGCGATGCCTCAGGTATCTCCAGGTGTTCAGCAGTTTATTTCCAAGGTTATACAAATCGGCGGTAGGTTAATGAAGCGGATAGTGAGAGACTTCGGAAACCTTGACGCGGAAGAGTTGGTGCCCGATTTAGATGATATAGATATTCAGGCGACTATGATACCCCCACAGATGCCACAGGGTCCGCCACAAGGCGGTCCACAAGGCTCTCAGAACCCGCAGGGAGGACAACCTGGACAATAGTAGGGGTAGAGTAGCCTCACAACAAATTCTTGAGGACTACACGAAGCTCATAGACAACAAGTTTTGGAACGAGTTTTTGGACTATGTTAAGGAAGAGTCCCAATCCACGTTGCGGAATTTGGCAAAAGAAGAATACGCAGAAACGAAACTTAGGTACTGGCAGGGTGCTTATAGAGCGCTCACGTTGGTGCATGAGTCATATCCTGAGCGACTCGTAAAAGAGTTGCGACGGGAAATAGACAAATAAGAGAGTCTGCCCCTTCATGGGGTCTCTCAATGGGAGTTGATGATGGCAAAGGCTGTAAAAGCCGACGAACCTACGGGTGTGCCGGAAAATCCGGTCCCGACGGTTGAGGAGCCTACCCCCACACCAGACGATCCCTCTAAGGAGGCACAATCGGCTGAGTTGGCGGAAAAGCTCAAATCAATGGAGTCCGAGTTAGGACGGTTTAAACAGGAACTAGGTGACGAGAGGAAAAAGTCGGAAGAACTAAATGCCTACAAGCTGCACTATGAACAAACGCAGCAACAGAAACAGAACGAACCGCAGAAGCAACCCACAATCGACGAATTGAATACTCAATTCTTTGATAATCCGACACAGGTGTTGAATCAGAGGGAAATGGGCATGGCGTACAATACGGCACGAGCACAGGCACCCGTGGCATTAGCCATGGCGAAAATCCAGAATCCAGAAGCCTTCAATGGTATCTCTGACGAAGAGGTGCGACAGGGCATGGAGGGTGGAGTTAGGTCGGGGACTACGAACCCGATGTTGCTTGGCGACCCGAATGCGTACATTGGACTTGCGTGGATACTGCGTGGGCAGCAAACGGGGTTCAAGCTACCGACAGCATCCCCAGGGGGGATGAATCCGACAGAAACCGAAAAGCCAGGTGGAAAACCGCTTAGCGAGGAAGACGAAGTCCCCGATTTAGCGGGAGACAGCCTCACGGAAAGACTCGTTCAGAGGATTATGCGTGATGGAAAAATTTCAAAAGAAGAAGCAATAAAAAAAGTGCATGAGAACAAAGATAAGGGGAGTAGATAATGGCATACCCAATAGTTGACCTAAAACGTTCAGAGTGGGATGCTGAGAAGTCAAACCC